CTTTAACAAAGTAGTTACTATTGAGGGGTTCAATAGAAGGCGATACTTGACCTAAAATAAATGAACTAGAAGTAGTAGGAGCTATAGCAAGGGTAGTCGTATTCCTTCTTTTATCTTCTGAATCTTTGTATATAGGAGCTTCGCCAAAAAAATGAGCCAATTCTTTTGTAGCTACATCTGCTCTGTCTCTAATAGTTTTCCAAATTTGACTGTTTAACATTTTAGCTTCCATGCTTTCAAAACCAATCATTTGTGACTGAAGATAAGAATGCCAACCCAATACTCCGAGACCTAAAGCTCTTTGATTGATTGCAAACTTTCTAGGAGCTTCCATGAACTTCATGTCCTCTGTTTTTTCTATGAATTCAGACATAACGGCATCCAAGAAATAAATCATGGTTTCTACAGCATCTGTGTCTTTCCACTCTTCCCATTTTTCAAGATTCATAGAAGACAAATCACAAACAAAGGATTCTTCATCAGAATTAGACAACATGATTTCTGAACAAAGATTAGAATTATTAATCTTTAATCCTTTATCTTTATAAATTCGAGGTGCTTGATTATTAGCATTATCAGAAAAGAACACATAAGGGTAACCAGATTCAAATCTCTTCTTAATAACCAATCCCCAAATACGGCGAGCTTCTTTATCTCCTTCCACCATCTTCTTCATCCATTCATCAGAAACACAAACACCAATAGACAAATCTTGAATTTCATTGCCTTCAGAACGAATTTTCAAAAATTCTTCAATGTCTGGGTGATCAATAGGCAGATAAGAAGCAAAAGAACCTCTGCGAACATTTCCTTGAGAAACTACATTCATCAAGCGATCAAAGAGTTCCATGAAATGAACAGAACCCGTAGATTCTCCCCCAGAAGAGATAGGAGTGCCTCTTCCTCTTACAGCACCAAAGTAAGCAGAAGTGCCTCCGCCTACAGCGGTCATAACACCTACTTCAGCCACTTTTTCCATAATACCTGAAAGAGTGTCTGGAACAAAAGAACCGAAGCAAGAAATAGGGAGACCTCTTTTACGACCAAAATTAGACCATATAGGACTAGAAAGGCTATAAAAACCTTTGTGCATATAGTTTTCAAATTTATCAGCAAATCCTTTAATATTAAGATATTTTTCAGCAGCTGTAGCAATATCTTTAATTCTTTGTTCAGCTGTTTCACCCTCCAACAAATAACCTCGTTCCAAAAATTTCCGAGAATCCCGGTTGAGCCAATAAATGTCTTTATTCATAAGATGTATTAAACACTATAAAGCAAATTTATCAATTTAAAATAAGTCGTCTTCAGAGAACGATTGACTTTTTTTGGAGTATTCTACCGGTCTACCATGGAAAAAATCCGTCATGTTATTACCTAGAAGTTCTTCTGAAAACCATATTGTATGTGAAATAAGTTCTTTATCAATTTCAAAAGCTGCGGGGAATTGAATCATTTTTAAAGACTCATTAATACGATTTTTGACAAATTCTTTAAGAATGTCAGCAGACAGTCCTTCTTCTTGAATACCATTGACCATCCAGTCAATAATTTTAGCTTCAGCAATGTAAGCTTCTTGAGCTTCGCTTAAAATTCTTTCTTCTAATTCTTTGTCAAACAATTCAGGATACTCTTCTCTAATAGTATTAATAATCTTAGCACCCACTAAAGCATGAATATTCTCTTCGTTGCGAGTGTATTTGACTTGTTGGTCTGTGTCTTTAAGAACATTTTTAAACCGAGCAAACCAATTAATAACATAAAATTGACTAAACAAAGAAACATTTTCTACAAAGAGAGTAAAAAGAATTAATGCATACAGATATTGCTTCTTAGAATCTTTGTAAAATTTATGAGTATACTTTTTAAGGTATTTTACTCGACCTTGGATCCATTCTAATTTTAAATTTTCTTCAAAAACATCTTCCATGTCCATTACAGACAAAAGACGTTCGTACGCATTGTTGTGAATTACCTCAGTATTAGCCATCACATAACCCAAATCTTGTAGAGAAGGGTGAGGTAAATTTTCACCTAACTTAGCCCAAAAGGTTTTAACAGCTACTTCAATCTGACCAATAGCAGATAAAGTTCTAATAATGATTTGTCTTTCTTGTTCTGACAACTTTACTTTAAATTGTTGGACATCAGATTTAAAAGAAAATTCTTTATCTGTCCAGAATCCGTTGTGCATAGATTCTATAAATTGTTCAGTCCAAGGATATAAATTAGGTTTGCGAGAAATTTGTTCGTTAAAAATCATAGGTTTAAATTATTTTTGGGCATAGTGCTAGTATAGCTTATTTTGAGTGTTTTTCTACTTTTATCGAGTAGGTAAAGGTTCCCAACCTGTGTAAGGTTTCGATACGTCATGCTTGACTGTACTATTAGGGATCTTTACGTTTTTGTTTTGAAGATTGATATCAAAGTCTTTGTCAGACTTTGCTTGAGTCTCTTCGGGTTTAATGGTGATTTTAGATTTTCTTTTGACACTATCAGGTACTGGTCCTGTATTAATACCGTCATCCATTAATTCCAAAGATTCAATAGGAACAGTCATTGGAGTTCTATAAAGACCTGGAGCATACTCAATGATGACGTCAACATAAATGCAATCAGGAGATTCAGTACCACCACGATAATTTTGAGAGGTAGTAGGATAAATGGATTTAACAGCAGATACGCGCAAATTTAAATCGAAATTTTCATCCATGCAAGACTTGATAAGATCAATAAACCCCTTGGGTTTGTGTTTAAAGAAATCTAATCTCAAGCAGTCTTTACGGTAACGGACTCTATCACCAACAATGAAACCGCCTTGTTGATAACGTTCCAGCATACCTTCATATAGTGTATTGAACTTCATATCCATAATTTAATTTTGTATTATTATTTATCGGATTTATCTCTTAAATAATAGAGAGATGGCAATCAAAATTAAAAATCTAGAACAACTCTCCAATGATTATACTACAAAAAGGTATGTTTATAAGGATTTGTCTTTGGATATAGGTCTCACTAAAATTGAATCACCCGGTTTTAATTTACCAGTGCCTGGTGCGGACATTAAAGCTTCTTTTGATATAAATGCAATCGGAAATTCCCTGACTAATCTTTTTAATACCCTACCAGGTCAACGATTTTTATTTCCAGAATATGGTTTGGATCTATATCAATTTCTTTTTGAACCTATAACAGATTTTAATGCGGAAATTTTAGGAAGAAAAATATTTGACGGGATTAAAACATTTGAATCCAGAGTCACTCCATTACAAATAAAAGTAAAACCTGACATTGATAATAATTTATATCAAATTACCGTGGTCATAAAAATACCTATTTTAAATACGACTACAGAAACACAATTTGCGTTGGACCTAAAAAAACAAAGCTTTTTATTTTTACCATTAGCAAAAAATAATTAAATATGGCAACAAATACAACAAATAATTCTTTTGACATCCCTAAAGGTGGATATGTGGCATTCGATGCCATGTCTTTAAGGGAGCTTATTATAAATCGTTTAAACGAACAAAAAATTTTTACAGACCAAAATTTCCTAGGATCAAATTTAGCATCTGTTATTGATATTATTGCCTATTCCTATCATACTCTGATTTATTATCTTAACAAAACATCAACAGAGTCTATGTTTTCTGAAGCACAGTTATACGAAAACATTAATCGCATAGTTAAATTAATAGATTATTCTCCTATCGGGTACCAAACATCCACCCTTACATTTAATTGTTCTGCTGAAAACCTGACTCCTGGTCTTTATACAATTCCAAGGTACTCTTATGTTTTAACTAATGATATACCCTTTTCATTTAATGAAGACATCACATTTATCAAAACTAATAATAACGTTGAATCATTGAATGAGTTAGCACAACAAAAACTTCTTTTTCAGGGGTTTTATGAAGAGTATCCATTATACACAGCAGCAGGAGATGAAAATGAAATAATAATTTTAGACACTGCTGGTCAAAACGTAGACCATTTTAATATCGACGTTTATGTGAAATCTAAACTCACGGGTGTTTGGGAACAATTTACAAAGACCAATAATCTTTTTTTAGAAAACGGATCAGCCAAAAAATGTGAAATTCGAATAAATCCTAATAAGAGATACGAAATTAAATTCGGTAATGGGATTAATGGTATCAAATTAGAGACCGGAGATATAGTATCTATTTACTATTTGCAATCTAATGGCACTAATGGGGTCATAGGAGCCAATGCTTTAGGTGAAAATAGCCGACTTATTCGTTTTGATACAGTACAATATAATGAAATTTTAAATGATTTGTTTTTTAACAACACCAGATTTTTAAGTAATTTAGAATCACAAAATTTATTGTTCACTAATGATAACAGTTCGACCACACCTAAAGAAGCTGAAACAGTTGAAGAGATAAGACAAACCGCCCCTTCTGTTTACAGAAGCCAATACCGGTTGGTTACAAATCAGGATTTTGAGGTTTTTATACGTTCAAATTTTTCAAATTTAATATCAGATGTTAAATGTGTCAATAATTGGTCTTATGTTTCAGAATATTTGAAATATTTTTATGACATAGGTATTAAAGATCCTTCTAAAACAAATAGGGCTTTATTCAATCAAGTAAATTATGCGGATTCGTGTAATTTTAACAACGTTTATTTGTTCGTTACTCCTAGATCAGTATCACAAAATTTAGATTACCTGAGTCCTGCACAGAAAGAATTGATTACATCATCTCTGCAACCGATTAAACTAACAACAATTGAACCTGTTTTCATTGACCCTGTTTATAAAGCGGTTAGTTTTGGTATAACATCATCTGCAGAAACACTAGATCCAATAACAGAAGAAGAATTTTGTCAATTGCAAATTATTAAAAAGACTTCTTCTAGAAGAAATAACGAATCTATTGTTTCAGACGTAGTAGATATTATTAAAAATTATTTTAATAGATCACAAACACAATTTGGTGCGTTGATAGACACCAGATTTTTAACGCAACAAATTCTGTCTGTTGACGGGGTTGAAAGAATTTTTACAACAAGAACAGATGACTCTTCTTTAAGAGCTGAGGGTGTCTCGTTATTTTTATGGAATCCGATTTACCCGACAAATGACAAACAATCATCAGTCAATAATATTCCTTTAAGATTTTTTGAATATCCTTTTTTTAATAATTTAGATATTTTACATACAAAAATCGTCGTCACTAGTGTAAATAATAATTTTGAACTCGTGGAATACTAAAAATGATTTACCCAAACTTTACAATATCTCCAAGTTCAGGTGACGTCAGAGCAACAGAATTTACTTTCTTAGATCAAACATCTGGAAATTCTGTATTTCGCCGAGTTTGGGATTTAGGTAATGGTGATTTAATTTATAATATCACTAATCCTACATTTATTTTTAAATATCCTGGTAACTATAACATAACTTTATCTGCTACAGATTTTGATGGTAACACAGAAAGTGTAACCAAACAAATTTATGTAGATTTACCATATAGAGATTATTTAAAATTTACTCAAATACCGGAAAAATATGCAGATCCTGGTAAAAAAACAGATGTGTCTTTTAAATTTGAAGTTGTTTCTTCAAACCCGGACAAACCTTTATTGGTAGATCTCTTTGCAGCTAATTCAAAATCAATTCCTTATGCGTATGTGCCAGAAAAATGGAACTTTTTGACCCCTACCTGGAGATTTTTAGACAAAAATTCTAATGTAGTAACGACATTATCAGTAGATCCTATTAAAATTTACAAAAATAACCGAGTAGTAGCTCTATCCGGTACTGGAGAATTTTACTATGTCGACTCTATGAGCACAGGTAATCCTGTCAATAACTGCCCTATATTGATTACAGCGACATTACAAACCTCAGCATTCAACAATCCTTTAGATTCTAATTTTTATTCCTATGAATCGTACTCAAATAATGAGTCAGTAAGAGCAGCTCTGGTGTGGCAAGTGAATGATCTTTTTCCCACTCGCCTTAAAATAACAGGAAATTATTTAAGCCCAATCAATCGTCTGCAATGGAAAGACGTCAAAATACCAATTTTAATCACTGTTCATTCTAACAGATCAGACTTAATCCCTGGCAGTAAAGACGAATTAAGTGAGGTCATATTTTCCTACCCTAAAGAAAACACTTTTAAAACATTAACAGAGGTTTTCGCAACTAAAGAAATTAAAATTAATGTAATCAAAGATTATCTCGCTTTAGATCCTTTCTTGGGGTATCTTTTACAAGAAAACAATTCTAAAATTTTATTAGAACTTTCTGATATTTATATTTCAACAACCATTTCTGTTTTAGATGACGGAAAATACGTTTTGAACGACAAACCCCTTTACTTTAAATCAACAGACTTACAAGGGTTTAATGTGGGAGGATATTTGTTTACTACAGCGACTGTTTTATCAACGGTTGAAAATGCTTCTATTACCATTCAAACGCTGGGTTTAGGTTCAGACACAGTAACGAATAATTTTATATACCCTGAAGGGTTTTCTCCTAACAGTTTTGTATGGATTTCAAATCCTGAACAAGGAACCCTCAATAAAATCACATTAGTGCCTAATAATGGTAAATGTGAAACTACCAATTATTTTAAAAATAAAAAACTATTAATTGAAGGAAGCATAAAAGAAGTTAAAGTTCCTACACTACAAACCTCTAACAATTTCAACAATTCACTATCAGGATTTTCCGGTATATACAGTATAGCTGTTGATCCTAGAAATTATGATATCATAGCAGCTGATACGGAATTAGATAGAATTTATAAAATATCTAATGAAGGTGAAATTCTTAATACCTTTAGTTTGTCTAGTTTAAATGATTACGATTCGAGAAAGAAAATGTTCGATTCGTGGTCTTGGACTACACCAGCGCAATCTCTATCCTCAACTAACTACATTTTTTATAGTCCCGCATTTAGATCTTCTAATTACAAGAATTATATAGCAACACTAGATGGTTTAATTTTACCAACCAATCACATTCAAATTCCTGATAATCAGACAGTAAGAATTTCTGCACCATCGGGTATTAACGTGCCTCTAAATAGAGAAGCATATCCCCCTGAAAATTTAGAATTTAATGTCATTCAAATTTTTAACCCGTTATTGCCTTCTTCTTACATAGATTCAATAGACTCTTGGACTTACGAAACATCCACACTCACAAACTCTTTTCCTTTAACAAGTTCTTTATCCATATTTAGCAACCCTAAAAAATTTATAGTTAGTGTCGATGGGTTTTATCAAACCCCCTCAGAATATTATATTGATATTTCAAATAATAATTTAACATTCAACACTCCAATACCTGAAGGTAGAGTAGTGAATATTCAATACTTTAAAAATTCATTAACCCCTGCTTACTGGGAATTAAATTTACCTTCAGAAACAAATACAATAGCACTCACAGGTGATAACAATTACATCAGAGACGACAAAGCAGGGTTTATAGTATCGTTAAACAGAAAAATAGTAAATCCGAATAATTTTTATTTTGATCTTACAGGAAACCAATTAATTTTTAAAGAAAATTTAACAGCCGGTTCTTTAATTTCAATTACCCAAATCACGGTCGACGAAAGTTTAGACATACCAGCGGCTTACACCCCCTCTAGTGTTTCATTAGATAAAAATTATAATATTTGGGTTACCCTTTTTGATACAGTTTCAGTTTTAAAATTCGATCCAAACTTAAATTTACTCTTTAGTACAACGCCAGAAAACATTCATTGGGAAACCAGACCCTGGTCAACCCTACCAAAAAATATTGACTACCAAAGTTCAATATTCGGTTCTACTATAAGACAGATTGATCCTGTAAGATCACAAGAAGACATATACACCGATGAATTTTTCTTAAAACCCTCTGTCGCGGAAACCGATAAAGAAAATAATTGTTGGGTTACATATTCCAACTCATTGTGCAGTCTTTTAGTGAAGTATGACGCAAATGGGAATCAACTCACGCAAATTAATACGGGAAATTATACAACACCAACAAATATTGCTATTAATTCATTCAATAATGTGTGGGTTGCAAACTCACACAATTCTTCCTATACCTATACATCTTTATCTGGAAGTTTAGATCTTTATGATGGAGAAACCTATCAAAAAATAAGATCAGTAAAGGGTATATCAAGACCTCAACATTTATCTATTGATAGATCTAACAATCTTTGGTTTTCACACGGATTGAGAAGAATTGGATATTTTAATACTAGCACAGATGTGTTATCATCTTGGACTTTAGACTTATCTGGTAATTTTACCTTGTTCGAAATGCCTTCAGGAGATTTAAAAAATTTCGATGAATTAGAAAATGAGGATAATAGCGAAATTGGGGGCTTAGCTGTTGATGTCTATGATAGAGTGTGGGTGTTAGATAATATGTCTAATAGTGTGTGGGTTATTTCTGCTACACCATTTT